TGAGTGATGATCTCTGTGTCGAATTACATAAGCAGATGACTCCTGTAACTAGATTTACTGCTAATGTTGGCCAGTCATTGGGACCAATGATAATGCAAATAATGACCTCTGCTGGTCCTCTTCAAGTCAAGAGAGCTCCTATGTTGACAGAGTTTTGTCACGTTGGTGATGAAACATCATTTGAACACCTTGAATGGGTACGTGTTGGTAAAATCTTTGAAGAGGAGATATTATGCGTGGAAGATTAATGTGGTTAATGCAACAAGGGTGCCTTCCAACTGTTAGTGATATTCATGGGGCAGTTTCATCGTTTCATACAAAATACAATATGGTTCCAGATGTTATAAAAATGTCATTAAGGGATATGTCAGATTTTCTTTCCATGGTTAATAATCCCATAATTCAAACATTAGATACTAGTAAAAACTATGCTAACTATGTTACAACTGTTTGTGGACCTGTAAAGTTAGTATTGATGAGTCAAGAAGAAGTAGAGACCATTCATGCAAGCGGCACTATAGTTTCAGTTATCTTAGTTGAAAACACTGAGATTGATAAAGAATTCGAGAAACATGTTCTAAATGTCTAAAATGCTATTGATCGGAGATTCACATCTCAAAATTACTAGGTTTGACTTAGCTATGCAATTTCTTGCATGGCTAGATACTATTATAGCTACTAAAAAACCAGATCTAATAGTTAATCTTGGTGATACATTTGATACTCATGCAGTCTTGAGATCAGAAGTAATGACTGAATTCATGAGGCATGTAGATAGGTCGCTTCTTGTTGCGCCATATGTTTATCTTCTTGGCAATCACGATATGTATAAGCCAAACGACGATAAGTATCATGCATTGAAGCATCTAGTAAATAGAACAGAGAACTTTACTATAATAGATCAAGTAACAGAGTATATGGGTATGACCTTTGTTCCTTATCAGCATAATCCTGATACTTTTCCTAAGCAAACATTGCCAATATGCGTTGCTCATCAGACATTTAAAGGAGCGGATTACGGTGATATTACAACGAAAGATGGAGTTGACGCGTCAGGCATTAAGGGGTGTGACCTCATCATATCAGGGCACATACATAAGAGACATAGGTTGGCCGAATCAGGAGCTGAGGTTTTTTATATCGGTTCGCCATTCTCTCAGAGCGCTTCGGATATTAACCAGATTAAAGGCATTTCAATAATTGACACAGAGACATATAAAGAAGAATTCATAGTTTGTCCTCTTCCAATATGGAGAGGAATAAAGTATGAACTTTCCCCTACGTTTTCTGCAGAGGAAATGCACGAAGATATAGTGCATCAACTCAATGATAAAGATCATTGGGTTATTGAGATTACAGGTCCTAAATCAGAGGTAATTGGTTATCTTGGATCTAAAAAAGGCAAAAGCATAACAACCGGGCGAGACGTGAAAGTCAAGACCGTTTTTACGGATCGTGAGAAAAGACAAATACGCATCGAAGCGGTGTCATTAGATACCATCATACCAGAGTTTATAGATAAAGTATATTCCGGTGCACTAGATAAGTCTCACTTAAAACAACTGGCAGCTCAAGTTATGGATAAGATGAAATCTAACAGCAGATCTACTCTGGTATAATAAGTGAAGAGAGAAAGGTACTATGGAAAATAAAGAAGTTAACTTGGAAGAATACGTTGATCAACATAGATGGCTACTTAATAATGGCCTTATAGATGATGGCGTTAAAAACCAATTATTTTTTTGTGGATCTATAGTACATAAAGATGTACAGGCAGTAGAGCTTGATATCGATGTTGATAAGAAGATTGTCTCGTACAGGATCTATGTCAAAAAAGATATAATTAAGAAGATTGCTAAATATCATGAACTCTCTAAGTCTACTAGCCTCTTTGGCATGTGGCGCTTTAAAAGACTCTTGCAAAAAGAGGGTTCTTTAGATTTCCAGAAACTCCTAAATAAATTCGTTAAGGACTTTTGTGGATCTAAGTGGAGTGCTGCTGCAGAAACTAGGGACTTCAACACTTATGTAGAAGGACTTGGAGAAAATAGTGAAACCGACGGATCAAGTCAGCAACCTAATCAATTGCCTGACTAATGATGATGACTTAAGACAAGATCTTTGGGTCCACTATTTAAGTGGCAATACGGTTGATACTTTCTCTATGCATTTAGAAAAACTCCATACTGAGTATGCTGAAGACGAACAGCTCAAAGCAGCTATATGGAATCTTATTACTAATCCTCCTTCTGAAAAACTACAAAGCGTCCTAATTCACTTCACAGACTTCGAACGCAGCATAATTTGCCTCCTTATGCTTGGCCTAACTCCCGACAATATTTCTAGTGTTAAAGGTATTAGTCAGGTGCGTATTAGGCAATCTATCTCATCTATTAGGTATAATAGGATATGGAGCCAATATGATGAAAAGTTGCACAAAGTGCCTAAAACCTAAAGAATTGACTGATTTTCATCTGCGCCACGGATCTTGTAAGATTTGCTATAATCTTTCGAGAAAAACCTATAGAGAAGCAAATAAAGAGAGATATAATTCTCATAGAATTGAATGGGCTAAAAATAATCCAGATAGAGTTAAAGAATTAAGATCCTCCTGGTATAGGAATAATCCTGACTACAATAAGAACTATTATCAACTTAATAGGTCTGAGTTGATTGAAGGTTCAAAACAATACCGATATGCAAAAATCAAGTCTGATGTTAATTATAGACTTGCTGTAAATATGCGCAAGCGTATTTCTAATGTTTTAAAAGGTCAGACTAAAACTGGTTCTGCAGTTCATGACTTAGGTTGCTCTTTTGATCAATTAAAGTTGCATCTTGAGTCGCTGTTTAAACCCGGTATGACTTGGGAAAATTGGTCCATAAATGGTTGGCACATTGATCATAAAATAGCTTTATGCTATTTCGACCTGAGTGATAAGGAGCAATTCCTAGAAGCCTGTAATTATAAGAATCTTCAACCGATTTGGGCAAAAGATCATTATAAGAAGTCTGCTAAGGAAAGAGGAGGTGCCAAATCGCACTAAAGAAGAACCTGACAGAAGATGAACGATACGGATTAAGCGAAGAAGAGGCTAAACTAGCTACTAAGTATCTTCGCAAAAATAAAACGGCCGGGGCTCTAAAAGACTTAGAAGCTGCTAAACTATATGAGATGTATCTCCTCGGGGACTCTATAGCTAAAATAGCTCAGCAATTTCCGCAGTACACAATAGGTCAAATAGCATTAACAGCATCTCTACGAGGATGGCCAAAAGATAGAGACCGCATGCTGCATACTTTACAAGATAGGGTGCGAGCTAAGGTTGTCAAGTCTGTCCTTGAGCAAGTCGATTTTCTCACATCTATGATGTCTGTAGCTAATGCTGAACATCTAGAGATAATGGTTAAGTATATACAGGATCCTATTAATAATCCAAAACCAGCCATGCGCGTTACCAATATTAAAGAATACAAGGACGTATGCGAAACTTTATTTAAAATTGTTTCTGGCGCCACAACTCCGAAACAAGGTCATTCAAGTCCAATGTTCGCGGCCCTTACTTCTTCTCCTAAAGCAATAGAAGAAAAAGAAGAAGAGTTTAATATAGGTGATATGATTACACCTCCTTCTCCTGCAGAGAAGGTTGAATAATGGCTGCTACGCCTAAGTTGAAGAAAAAAATTACTGTAGAACAGGAGCGAAAACTTCTATTGACTCCATGTCGCACTCGTGATGAGTTAAAGGCTTGGATCAAGTATTTCCTTGGATTAGAATTGCCGGACGTGACCGTGTCAAGATACTCAGATACCAATCCATTGGATGTTATATGGGAGGTCTACAAGATATGTGTACTGGGTCAGAACCCTGAGAAGATCAAAGAACTTTTGTTCGTTGCTGGTCGAGGTTCTGGAAAGACTCTTGGTATGGCCATTGCTGAGCTCATGGTTCTTTTACATGATAAACGTGAAGTTGTTCATGTTGGTGCTATTCAGAATCAAGCCGAACGATGCTATGCTTATCAAAAGAACTTTCTATATAATAGGAAGTTAAAGCATCTTGTGATGCCACATGACCTTCCAGAGGATCAACGTATTCTTGAGAAGGCTAACATGTCTAAATCTATATTTAATGTAGGTGGAGAGAAACTAACACTCGAAGTTATTCCTTGCACCCTTAAAGCTTGCAATGGCCCTCACGTTCCTTTAGTAGTTGTTGATGAGATTGATACGGTCTCCGGTGAAGGCATTAAGGCCTTTGCTGAGATTAATGGTATGTTAGATTCTAGGAATGGTAAGGATGCTCTTCGCATTGGTATATCTACCCGTAAGACCCGTTATGGTCTTATGAATCGTCAGATTGAGAATGCTGAAGCCGAGAATCGTACAGTGCGTAGATGGACTGCATTTGAGTTCATGGAACGTTGCGACGATGCTAGATCTGGCACAAAGAAGATTCCATTGTATGTCAATCAAGATAAGATGGAAGTTCTTACAGAAGAAGAATATAAAAAAAGAGACAAGGTTAAGCAGAAGGACTTCATCATGCATGAGGGTCTTGAAGGTTGTGCCAAATGTCCAATCTTTTCTATATGCTTAACAGATGCTAAGAAGCAGACTTCAAAGTCACCCATGTTAAAGAACTTAGATGTAGATTTAATTCAGAAGGTAAAAACTGGTGGATCTGATTGGGCTCTAGCTCAACTTATGAATCTGAAGCCCTCTGTTGAGGGTATTATCTTTCGTGAGTTTGAAGAGAGAATACACTGTAAAACATGGAATGAGATGTGGTATATACTTAATGGGAAGGAATTCCCTGGAGAATGTACGCATGATATTTTTGTTAAGAAGTGCCACGAGATGAGTCTTCCGTGCTATGCAGGCATTGACTGGGGTTTCTCAGCGCCCAATACTGTCGTATTCTTCTTTATCGATAAAAGA